TATAGATTTGCAGTTCCTACTGGAACTGGTGGAAGATTTAATACCTCTCAAGCATCTGGTCCCAATAAAATATCTTCATGGAAACCAGTAGGAACGAATAAAACTGGCGGCACTAATTTCCAGAGAACTAAAATCGTTGGAGATCCTACAGGATCGGGATCAACTGGACGTACAGTTAATCTTAAAAAATATGATAAACTCTTTGGACCAGGTGGAAAATATGCACCAAAGGGAGATGGGTCCACAACAATAGTACCAAGTTCCATAGGTAGAATGTATCGATCATCTTAAGCATATATTATCTGATAAATAAAATATAGGTTGTGGTAGAGATGAAAACTTTTTCAGAATTTATTGCAGAATCAGAACAACAGTCAGGTGCTCTTGCTGCACATTTAGCAAGGACTGCTGGTGACAGAGCATCACAGTCTGGAACTGTTGGTGGAACTGAAAAGAAGTTTGTGAAAAGACCCTCACTTGGTTTAAAACGTCCTACACTCCCATCATTTAAGAGAAAGGATAAGATAAAAGATAAGGGACCAAGAAAACCAGCACCATATGGAAGTGGACCAAGACCACAAAAGGCATTACCTGGATCACGTGATGATGTGCAAAAAGTAAATGTGAAGGTTGAAAAACCAGCAGAGAAGAAACCAGCACTAAAACCTGCTGCTGACAGACCAGCATTGAAACCTGCTGCCTCAAGCACATCCATTGCTAAGAGATCATCACAGAGTATTAGAAATGCTGGTAAGAATACAGCAGGATCTGTTCAGAGAGCAAGAGTAAGAGTTGAACCTCAACAAAGACCTGCACTGCAACCTGCTTCTAAGAGACCAGCACTAAGACCTGCAGCAGAAAGAGGTAAGATAAAACCAGCAGCATCAAGACCTGCACTTCCTGCTGGTTCAGGGAAATCAATATCACCAATGATAAGAGCAGCAGCAAAGCAAGCAGCACTCAAAGCAGCACAACAGAGAAAGGCACTCCCTGCCTCAAATCAAAAAGCACTTCCTCCTGCCAGATCATAAAGTGTCCACTACCCTCTGAACCAATAGGGTTTTTTGGTATGATATGGGGACACAGGCAAAAACTATGGTCAATTACGTAATCAAGTCTCAACTTGCCAAACTCCTTGCCACTGAAGATATTGTTGTAGAGCATAGGAGCATTCGCACTGCTCAGTTTGATGTAGAGAAGCGTGTCCTGACTCTCCCTCTCTGGGATAAAGCATCAGGTGTTGTATATGATATGTTAGTTGGGCATGAAGTTGGACATGCACTATTCACCCCCAATGAGTGGGACTACACAGTGCCTCGTCAGTTTGTCAATGTGACAGAGGATGCACGCATTGAGAAACTCATGAAGCGTAAGTATCCTGGTATCTCTAAATCTTTCTTTGGTGGATACAAGGAACTAGCTGATGATGACTTCTTTGAACTTGAGGGTCAAGATGTTAGCAAAATGAATTTTGCTGATCGTGTCAATCTGTATTTCAAGATTGGTAATTTCATCAATATCTCTTTCAATTCTAAGGAACAAGATATTGTAGACATGGTTGCAGAGGCAGAAACTTTTGCTGATGCAATTCTTGCTGCTGAGATGATGTACAAATATTGTAAAGATGAAGCAAAGTCAAAATCTGAGGCAAAAGAGGATGAATCTTCCCCAGTGCCAGGATCACAATCACAGTCTAGTCCCTCAGGTTCAAGTCAAAATATAGATGATTCTGATGATTCTGATGAGTCTGAAGAGGATGGTCAACAACAAGAGAAAAAAGGTGAAGAGAATGTTGATGACTTTGAAGATGATATCCAAGTAGAAACTGATGAGGCATTCTCTCAGGGCACTCAAGATTTGAATGATCTTGATCCAAATCATGTTGATAATATTTACTGTGAAGTCCCAGATGTCAATCTAGAGAATGTGATTGTATCTAATCAAGAGATTAAAGATACTCTGAAAGATTACTGGGCAGAGCAACTTAAGCCTATGACATTTCCTAATGGTCATGTAGGTGTTGTTGCATCTTTTGAAAACTGTGATGATAAGTATAATCAATTCAAAAACTCAGCACAGAAGGAGGTAAACTATCTTGTCAAAGAATTTGAAACACGCAAGTCTGCAGATGCTTATGCTCGCTCTTCTACTAGTAGGACTGGAGTGCTTGATACAGCTAAATTACATACTTATAAGTTTAATGAAGACCTGTTCAAGAAAGTCACTGTAACACCTGATGGTAAAAATCATGGGTTGATTTTCATTCTTGATTGGTCTGGATCAATGGGTGATTATCTTATTGATACTCTTAAGCAGATGTACAATCTTATTTGGTTTTGTGGTAAAGTAAACATTCCCTTTGATGTTTATGCATTCACTAATCATTATGGTAATGCTGATCCTGATTCTCCTAATATGAAGAGTGAGGTTGGCAAACTTTATGTTGATGATCAATTTAAGTTACTTAATTATGTGACTAGTGGTGGCACAAAAGCAGATTTGAATACTCAATTGCTCAATCTGTGGAGGTTGGCATATGGATATTGCTATTGGTCTGGATTTACAACTCCTGCTGAATTCAGCCTTTCTGGCACACCACTCAATGAGTCAATAGTTTGCCTTCACAAGATCATTCCTGCTTTCAAGAAAAAGCATAATATTCAGAAAGTTCAGTGTGTGGTCCTTTCTGATGGTGAAGCAAATGCTCTACAATTTCTTGATACATATAATCACTTTGCTACTGGTGAACTCAAAATTGCTCCAAAGCAAATGAGAAGTAATGTCCATATTCGTAATCGTAAAACAGGTTATACCTACAAGGTTGGATACACTCATCATGGATTTACACAAATGTTGCTTGATGATCTGAAGCAATCCTTTCCCAATACTAATTTTGTTGGTATTCGCTTGATTGCTCCAAGAGATTTCAGAAGTTTCATTTCTAGGTATAATCCTGTAAATGAGGATCAGCTCAAGAAGTATAGGAAAGATAAGTTCTGCAGTATCAAAGGATCTGGATATCATTCTTATTTTGCCATGTTGACTAGTGCTCTGAGCAATGATGTAGACTTTGATGTTGATGAGGGAGCATCCAAGGTCAAAATCAAGAGTGCATTCATCAAGAGTTTGAAGTCCAAATCTCTAAATAAAAAGGTGTTAGGAGAATTTATTTCTTTGGTGGTATGAAGACATTCCAGGAATTTGTGTTAGAATGTAATTCTGTTCAGGAGTCATCTCTGAACAGAATCAGAGCAAAGTCACAGAAAGGTGGAACTGCCATTGTCTCTGCTGAGAGAGGTAACAAATCTTCAGCAGAGAATAGAGCAAGATCACAACAAATGGATCGTGACATTCGTGGAAAAGGTCTTCCTGGTGCCACCAAAGTATCAGGTAGATATGATGAGAGAGGTGATGATGGCAAAACTACAAAAGTAAAAGAGCGTAGTCATGTTGTCAGCTCTGGTAAGATGGGTAAGAGAAAGTTTAGTAAGGCTGTCAAGTCACTTGGTAAAAAGTATGGACAGGACTCTGTTCTGATTCAAAAGAAACCAGGTGGTAGTGCATCACTACAGGCTACAAGAAAAGGTGGACTGGGTGGTGCAAAGAGCATAAATGTTGGTAAGATGCAACCAGGTAAAACTGGTGAGGCAGATACCAAAATCAAAGGTAAAACATTCACTTATGGTTGAAAATCTTCATTATGAAAAAATCTAAATTGAAACTCAAGCACATTGTCCTTGAAGACACCAAAGAGGTGCTAGTGGTTGTCAATAGTGCTATCACTGCTATGGGAGTCAGTGCCATGGTGAAACAGCACTATCCTGGATATACTGCCAGGATCATCTCTGAAAAACTACTACCAACAAAAGACAGTTAACTAACTGTCCACTGGGGGGTCACAAGACCCCCTTTCTGCTGTATTATTATTCTATTGAGACAAACAACCAATGGGACTTTCCACTGAGTCAATCAAAGCATCACTTCAAAGCACATATGGCACTGAGTTTGTGACAGCAGACATTCGTGCCTGGTGTACCATGAATGATGTGTCATATCAGACAGTTGCTAAAAAGTTAAAAGAATATAATGTTGGACGTGGTAAGTGGAATCTAGAAGTCACCAAGGATACTGTAAAAGAATTGGAAGTATCATTTAACTCTCCCTCTGTAGAACCACCAACTCAAGACAACCTTATCCCTCAAAAAGATGATACCTTCGTCAAGTTTGGTCCTTTTAGTGATATTAAAAAAATTATTGAGTCCAATCTATTCTATCCAACGTTCATTACAGGTCTATCTGGTAATGGCAAAACGTTCTCTGTTGAGCAAGCATGTGCCCAACTCAAGAGGGAAATAATTCGTGTAAACATCACCATTGAAACTGATGAGGATGATCTTATTGGTGGCTTTCGTCTTGTTGATGGGGCAACTGTATGGCATAATGGACCTGTCATTGAAGCACTCCAAAGAGGAGCAATCCTGCTACTGGATGAAATTGACCTTGCTTCAAACAAAATCCTCTGTCTCCAATCCATTCTTGAAGGCAAAGGTGTGTTTCTGAAGAAGATTGGCAAGTATGTCAGTCCCAAGAGAGGTTTCAATGTCATTGCCACTGCTAACACCAAAGGTAAAGGATCTGATGATGGTCGTTTCATTGGCACCAATGTTCTCAATGAAGCATTTCTTGAGAGGTTCCCTGTAACTCTAGAGCAAAGCTATCCTTCTCCTGCGACTGAGGTGAAGATGCTCCTGCTGCACTCTGCCAGTGTTGGTTGTCATGATGAGAAGTTTGTTCAGAAGTTGGTTGATTGGGCTGACATCATTCGCAAGACCTTCTATGATGGTGGCATTGATGAATTGATCAGCACACGTCGTCTTGTTCACATTGTTCGTGCCTATAGTATCTTCAATGATAAGGCAAAGGCAATTCAAGTCTGTGTCAATCGCTTTGATGATGAGACCAAGCAAGCATTCTTGGAACTGTATGATAAGGTTGATGCAGACTTTGAGATGCCTGCAGCAGATAATGTTGTCAAACTAGTAAAGGAGTGATATAATTATGGTAAATGCCTGGAGTTTCTTACACGATGAAATTATGAATGACTCACCACCTGCCTCTAGTGCATCAAGTGATAGAATCACTGATGCCACTGAAAAAGATTACGAAGATTTTTGGGAGAGCAATGGAGTGACTGTCAGTGGATCTAGTAATCTCTTTTTAGATTCAGAATATAACATTGATAGTTTGGGTGGAGATCGTATTTCACTCAATCAATTCCAAATTGACTTGAATAATGAAGAATCAAATATGACTAACTCAGTTTATATTCCTGACCTTCCCAATGCACCAGATAATAACAATGGTCGTTGGAAGTATCATGAGGATGTAATCCTTAAAGAAATTAAAGAATATCTTGGAGGGACCTATAGGTCTCATTATGCATCTCCTGAATCAAAGACTCAAACACTTGATCTGATTGAAGGTATTGGTGATGCAGAACCATTCTGCAGATCTAATGCTATCAAGTATCTTTCTCGCTTTGGTAAGAAAGAAGGAAAGTCTAAACAGGACATTCTTAAAGCTATTCACTATTGTATTCTTCTCTATCACTTTGCTGGACTCTGTAATGAAAATTCGCAACCTTATGAAACTTTCTGATAAAACAACACTTCTTCTCAAGAATTTCTCATCCATCAATCAGTCCATCCTGTTCAAGAGTGGTAACAAATTGCGCTCTATGTCTGTGATGAAAAATATTCTTGCTGAGGCAACTATTCAAGAAGACATTCCAAAAGATTTTGGAATCTATGATCTGAATCAATTTCTCAATGGACTGTCTCTTCATCAAAGCCCTGAACTTGACTTTGCTAATGATGAGTATGTTCTTATCAAAGAAGGCAAGATGCGCTCAAAGTATTTCTTTGCTGACCCATCTGTGATTGTTGGTCCTCCTGACAAACCCATTGTCCTGCCATCTGAGGATGTTTGTTTTGTCCTGTCATCTCAACAACTTGAGAAACTGAGGAAAGCATCATCCATCTATCAACTGCCTGATGTATCAGTCATTGGTGCAAATGGTGTGATCAAGTTGGTTGCTAGAGATAAGAAGAATGATACCTCTAATGATTTCTCTATCATTGTTGGTGAGTCTGATGAACAATTCACATTCAACTTCAAGGAAGAGAATCTGAAGATCATTCCAGATACTTATGACGTTGTAGTTTCATCTAAACTTCTCTCTCGCTTCAGTAGTCAGAATTATGATCTCACCTACTATATTGCGCTTGAACCTGACTCCACCTTCGGTTGATGTAATTTTAAGAATCATAGGCAGTGCTGGTGTCATTATTGCCTATTTTATTGTTCTACATGTTAATGTAGTTCTAGGAGTCGCATTGCATTTTGTTGCAGATTTAATATCAATTCCATATTTCATCAAGACAAAATCTTGGGATGTGGTTATAATGTTATCATTCCTACTGACAATCAGTCTATCTAAATTGCTATGAATATCTTTGTGACTGACCCAAATCCAAGGGTTTGTGCCAGGGCATTGCCTGACAAGCACATAGTCAAGATGCCTCTTGAGACCTGTCAGATGCTGTCTATAGTGGCATCAGAGAAGTGGGGTCATGGATTTGGAACCCTGCCTAAGATTGATGGGACACCCTACTCCACTGAGAAGGGTGCCTTTAGACGTCACCCCTGTACTATTTGGGCAGGTGAGTTTGTGCTGAATTGGAGGTGGTTGATTCAGCATGGATTGGCACTGTGTGAGGAGTATAGTGAAAGGTATGGTAAAATACACTCTTGTCTGCGACCCCTTGCTCATGCAAATCAGATCTTTCCTTATGGTGATCCTGCTGGACGTTCAGGTAAAGAACCAACACCATTTGTCAGGGCAATGCCTGATGAATTCAAATTAGATGATAGTATATCTACATTTGATGCATACAAGATGTATATTGCATCAAAACCTTGGGTGAAGGATAATTATGTACGCATCCCATCACGCAAACCAGATTGGATTTAATTATGAGTGAAGAATTTGTATGGGTTGAAAAGTATCGCCCTAAGAAAATCAGTGATTGTATTTTACCAACAAATATTAAGAAGACATTTCAAGATTTCCTAGATAAAGGGGAGGTTCCCAATCTTCTTCTGGCAGGTCCTCCAGGATGTGGTAAGACCACAGTTGCAAAAGCTTTATGTGAAGAATTAGGAGCAGACTATTATGTCATCAATGGATCAGATGAGGGAAGATTCCTCGAGACTGTCAGAGTCAATGCGAAGAATTTCGCTTCGACCCTCTCACTTCAAACAAGTGCTAAACACAAAGTCGTTATCATTGATGAAGCTGACAACACAACCCCAGATGTTCAACTCTGCCTACGGGCATTTACTGAGGAGTTCATTGGCAATTGCAGATTCATCTTCACCTGCAACTACAAAAACAAAATCATATCTCCCCTCCATTCTAGATGCGCAGTCATTGACTTCTCAATCAAAGGAAAAGATAGACAAGAGTTGGCAGCTGCGTTTTTTGCAAGAATTAAAGAAATTCTTGTTTTAGAGAAAGTAGAATCAGAACCTAAGGTTCTTGCAGAACTTATCAATAAACACTTTCCTGATTGGAGAAGAGTCCTGAATGAGTTGCAGAGATACTCAGCAGGAGGTAAGATTGACTCAGGTATTCTTGCAGCATTCACCAATGTTCAGACTAATGAACTTTTTAGGAGTCTTAAGACAAAAGACTTTTCTAGGGTACGTAAATGGGTTGTTGATAATCTGGACAATGATCCTGTTGTACTTCTTAGGAGCATTTATGATGGTTGTTATACATCCATGGAAGGTTCTGGAATTGCTGCTGCTGTGCTTATCATTGCTAAGTATCAGTATCAGTCTGCCTTTGTTGCTGACCAAGAAATAAATATGCTTGCCTGTCTAACAGAAATCATGGTGGAGTGTGAATTCAAATGATTACACAAGAACAAGCAGAAAGGATTATAGCTTCCAATTATCTGAGAGATGCTGTAGAATTGCTGGGAGGCACTATTCAATATCAGGAGGTCCTGGACTCCAAAGGTAAATCTGCAAAACGTATTATCATTACTTACAATGAAGAACAAAAAGCATCAAATTAAATCATCTCACTACTATCTGTTCTGGGGCATTTGCACTGTTGCTGTTGTTGCAGTTCAAATCTATGTTGGATCAGGTTATCGTCAAATGTCTGAATCTGTAAACTATGCTGTGGAGACTCTAAAATGAAATTTCTTTTACCACTTGTGGGATTGATGATGGCAGCACCTGCTATCTCTGGAGGACCTGTTTATGGTCATGTGAAGCATGGTCATGGGCACGGACATCATCACCATCATGGTAAGACACATAAGCATTACCATACCCACTTCAAAACAGGTGTGACTCATACTCACAAGCACAGGCATGGTCATGGGCATGGGCATCATGGCACCAAGCACTATCATGTAATTCCATCCTGGTTGTTCAGAGTTACAATCCACTAGTATGAAATCTTTGAAAACACCTCTTCGTTATCCTGGTGGCAAATCTAGAGCACTAACAAAAATATTTTCACATGTTCCTGATCTCTCAGGATATGATGAATATCGTGAACCATTTGTTGGTGGAGGATCAGTAGCAATTCATATTTCCAAGATGTATCCTAAGATGGACATCTGGGTCAATGATCTCTATCCTCCACTAGTCAATTTCTGGCAACAACTTCAAGCAAATGGTAAGAGGATGAGAGATAAACTCACTGAACTTAAGTCAAGGTATCCAGAACCTGCATCAGCAAGGGGATTGTTTCTTGAATCTAAGCAATATCTTCATACTAGTGAAGATCCATTCTGGACAGCAATCAGTTTTTATATTGTCAATAAGTGTTCTTATTCTGGTCTGACAGAATCATCATCTTTCTCAAAGATGGCATCAGACAATAATTTTTCACAAAGAGGAATTGATAGACTTCCTGCTTTTTCTCAGATCATTAAGAACTGGACAATCACTAACACCACATATCAAGATGTGATATTTGATGAGCAATCAGAGAGAAAGGCATTCATTTATCTGGACCCACCATATGATATCAAGGATAATTTGTATGGTAAGAAAGGAGATATGCATAAGGGTTTTAATCATGATGACTTTGCCAATGATTGTGTCAACTGTTCCTTTGATTCAATAGTCAGTTACAATTCAGATCAACTTATCAAAGATAGGTTTGAAAATTGGAGCATGGCAGAGTATGATCATACATACACTCTCAGGTCTGTGGGACAATATATGAGAGAGCAGAAAGACAGAAAAGAACTTCTACTTTTTAATTATGGAACTGAAAGATTGGCTCAACTCAATTAATTTTTCTAAGGAAGACCTGACTGATCATATAAAAGAATATCCTCCCTTTATCATCAACAGATGCATGTCTGGTCATATGGATACAATCATGTATGCCAATGAAATGAATAAGCATCACTTCCTAGATAAAGACATGCAATATTCTTTTTATCTAAATATTGTCAGGAAAAGGAAGAGATTCTCTCCTTGGATTCGTAAAGATAAAAATTCTGATTTAGAGTTTGTCAAACAATACTATGGATATAGTACTGAAAAAGCATCTCAGATCATGAAAATCCTATCTAATGAACAAATTGAATTTATCAAAAAACGACTTGACAAAGGTGGAAAACAATGACTCAGACAACTGAACCTCAGGTTAATTGGTCTCAAGACAAAATGATTGAGGTTAGATTGAATGAACCAGATGATTTCTTGAAAGTAAGAGAAACTCTGACAAGGATTGGTGTCGCTTCTCGCAAGGAAAAGAAACTTTACCAATCTTGCCATATTCTTCATAAGCAGGGTAAATATTACATAGTACACTTTAAGGAGCTGTTTGCCCTTGATGGGAAGTACGCTAATCTTACTGTCAATGATGTTCAGCGTAGGAATCGTATTACTCGCCTGCTTGCTGATTGGGGTCTCATATCTGTAGTCAGTGAGGACACCATCCTTGACATTGCACCACTGAATCAGATCAAGGTGCTGCCTTACAGAGATAAGAATGAGTGGACCCTGGAGCAGAAGTATAATATTGGCAAGAAAGGAAAATCACAAGAAGAATCATGATATTGGGGGGTTTTCAACACCCCCTTTTTTGTGCTTTCTGTTATAATTAGTATTGGATGCCTTAGGGGTCCACAAATCACAAACTCGCTTACAAAGGAGCTACTATCATGGGTAACCTCGCAAGATATGGTGCGTCAGATCTTCCTGCACTTCTGGATCGCATAAATAAACATAGTATTGGTATGGATGAATACTTTGGTCGTTTGTTTGATCTTCACGAAACAACGTCAAATTATCCACCGTTTAATTTAATTCAAGTCAGTAATGTTGAATCAAAACTTGAGTTAGCACTTGCAGGATTTAAAAAGAAAGAAGTAAATGTCTACACACAAGATGGAAAACTCTTCGTCGAAGGGAAACGAGAAGACGGAGAATCTGGAAAAGAGTACATCCATAGAGGAGTGGCTCAACGATCTTTCACCAGAACTTGGACACTGGCAGAGGATACGGAAGTTAGATCAGTTGAATTTGAGGATGGGTTGCTAACAATTGTTCTTGGCAGAATCGTCCCAGAGCATCATCAAAGAAAAGACTGGTTCTAAATACACTGAATATCGTCGTCGCATGAGGGGATACTGGCAAAATCCAGTTGACTCCCCTCTTTTTTCTTGCTATGATACTTGAAAAGGAGTTAGTATGACTGTCAAATTAGCACTACTAAAATCTGGTGAAGAGGTCATCTCTGATGTTGCAGAGATGGTTGTTGAGGAAAAGGTGGTTGGATACATCTTCAATTATCCTTATTCAGCAAAACTCTTTGGTGGATTGAAAAAGGGTGAGAAGAATACTATTCAACTCACTCCATGGTTGCCTCTGAGTAAAGATGTGAGCATTCCAGTAGCAATGGATTGGATCATTACTTTTGTGGAACCTGTGACCAAACTAAATGAAATGTATTCCCAAGCTATGGAGGACTATGGATTTAAAAAACCTGAAGTTGATACTGCTGGTGAACAACCAGATGCTGCTGACGCAGATTGAGGAAGTATCCACAGAGCTGGGTGAACCAGACTGCAAACTGACTGAACCATTTGTATTCAATGGTGATGAAACTCTTGAACCATGGTTGACAAAGTACACTGGTCAAAATCAATTCATGATTCATTCTGATAAGATCTTGACTATTACAGAACCAAATAGTAAACTGAGAAAAAAGTATGAGGAACTCTTAGATTAATGGCACTTTCTAAATCAGTAGAAGACTCTCTGGCAGAGGCAGAATCTAATCTTAGAAATGCTCTTGCCTTTGCAGCACGTCAGGAAAGACCAATGGTCTGTGGTATAATTGCTGAGATGATATCAAAGATTGATAGTCTCCAGTCTATGGATTCCATTTTGGATAAATTGGAGAACAGAAAATCAGGAGACAGTGGCATGTTTGGTTCCTTTTTTAATGATGATGAAGAATGAAGTTTTACACCAATGTCCAGATGATTGGAAACAATTTTCTGGTTCGTGAATATGAGAATGGAAAAAGGACAATGTACAAACAGGATTATCAACCAACCCTGTTTGTAAAATCTAAAAGAGAATCAAAATGGAAAACTCTTGATGGTGAGAATGTAGAACCAATCCAACCTGGCACTGTAAGAGATTGTAGAGAGTTTTATAAGAAGTATGAGGGAGTAGATGGATTCCCCATCTATGGTAATGAAAGATATGTTTATCAATATATCTCAGATAATTATCCTGAGGAAGAGATCAAGTTTGATATCAGTAAGATCAAACTGGTGACAATGGATATTGAGGTCCAGGCTGAGCATGGATTCCCTGATCCTGATTCCTGTTCAGAGGAGATGTTGACCATCTCTATTCAGGATTACACAACCAAGAAAATTATCACATGGGGTAGGCACCCATATACACCAACTCAGAATAATGTGACATATCACTATCATGAGAATGAGGATGATATGTTGAATGCATTCCTGCATTACTGGTCACAGGATGTGCCTGATGTTGTTACAGGTTGGAATGTCAGACTGTATGATATTCCATATCTTTGTGGAAGAATCCAGAGAGTTCTTGGTGAGAAGAAAGCAAAGATGCTCTCACCTTGGGGGATGGTTCATCAGGATAAAATTTACATTTCTGGTAGAGAATTCAAGATTTATGATATTGTTGGTCTTACGACTTTGGACTATCTTGAACTTTATAAGAAGTTCACTTATAAAGCACAAGAGTCTTACAGACTGGACTACATAGCACAGGTAGAGCTGGGTCAAAAGAAACTTGATCATAGTGAGTTTGATACCTTCAGGGATTTCTATAGGGGAAACTGGAAGAAGTTTGTAGATTATAATATCATTGACGTAGAACTTGTTGACCGCTTGGAAGACAAGATGAAATTGATTGAGCTTGCCTTGACCATGGCATATACTGCTAAGGTCAATTATCTTGATGTGATGTTCCAGGTAAGAATGTGGGACACCATTATTTACAATTACCTCAAGAAGAAAAATATTGTCATTCCTCCTAAGGACAAAACTGATAAGGATTCTAAGTTCGCAGGTGCTTATGTCAAGGAACCAATTCCAGGAGTCTATGATTGGGTTGTTAGTTTTGACCTTAATAGCCTCTATCCTCATCTTATTATGCAGTATAATATCTCCCCAGAGACGCTCATTGATGAGAGACACCCAAGAACGACTGTTGATAGAATCCTTGAGGAGGAGTTAAACTTTCAGATGTACAGTGACTATGCAGTTTGTGCCAATGGTGCAATGTATAGAAAAGATGTGAAGGGATTTCTCCCTGAACTAATGGAGAAAATGTATGCAGAAAGGGTGATCTTTAAAAAGAAAATGCTCCAAGCAAAACAAGCATATGAAAAGACACCTACTAAAAAACTTGAGAAAGAGATTGCCAGGTGCAACAATATCCAAATGGCTAAGAAGATCTCTCTTAATTCTGCTTATGGCGCTATCGGTAATCAGTATTTTAGGTACTACAAACTTGCCAATGCAGAAGCAATTACGCTCTCAGGACAAGTGTCCATCAGATGGATAGAGATGAGAGTTAACAAGTATCTAAATAATCTATTAAACACAGAAGATGTAGACTATGTCATCGCATCTGACACTGATTCAATCTATATTAATTTTGGACCTCTTGCTGATAAATTTTTTAGCAATAAACTCAGCAATAAAGTTGAGACTGTGGAGATCATTAACAAGATCTGTGAAGACAAGTTGGAACCGTTCATCGAATCCTCTTATCAAGATCTTGCGTCGTATGTGAATGCATATGACCAGAAGATGCAGATGAAGAGAGAGAATATTGCTGATAGGGGAATCTGGACTGCAAAGAAAAGATATATTCTGAATGTATGGGATAGTGAGGGTGTGCGCTATGAAGAACCTAAACTAAAGATCATGGGTATTGAGGCAGTAAAGTCATCCACACCTGCCCCATGTAGAACTATGATTAAGGATGCACTCAAACTAATGATGAGTGGGACAGAGGATGATGTCATTGATTTTATTGATGATGCCAGAGAAAAGTTCAAGAATATGAAGCCAGAGGATATTGCTTTTCCAAGAACAGTCAGTGATGTCACAAAGCACAAGAATTCTGCAACAATATATGGAAAGGGCACACCTATCCATGTAAGAGGAGCACTTCTATATAATCATTATGTGAAGGAGAAAAAACTTGATAACAAGTATTCTCTGATTAACAATGGTGAAAAAATAAAGTTTGTCTATCTCAAGAAAGCAAATCCCATTAGAGAAAATGTGATATCTTTTATCTCTGACTTCCCACTGGAACTTGGAGTTGACAAATATATTGACCATGACCTACAATTTGACAAAGCATTCTTGGAACCTGTCAAGGCAATACTTGATGCCATTGGTTGGAACGTTGAAAAAGTAGTTAACCTGGAGATATTCTTTGGATGAAAGATCAGAACACAATTAAAGATAATGAATCCAAACAAGAGAAATGGAACAGGGGACTTGATCTTTTCATAGAATCAGTTCTTAAACCTGATCCAAGTCTTAGACAGTGTGCTCACAATCAAAAGTGTTATCATGAGTTGATGGATGTACGTCAGGACGTTCTTCAAAAGTTGAAAAGTATGAGGTGGCATTAATGGATTTTTTGAAAGAAATTGTAAAAGAGATTGGGGATGACTTCACCAAACTGGCATCAGATATTGATGACACTGAAAAATTTGTTGACACAGGTTCTTACATTTTTAATGCACTTGTGTCAGGCAGTATTTTTGGTGGTGTATCTGGGAATAAGATTACTGCCATTGCTGGGGAGTCTAGCACTGGAAAAACTTTTTTCTCTCTTGCTGTTGTCAAGAACTTCCTTGATTCTAACCCTGATGGTTATTGTCTATATTTTGACACTGAAGCCGCTGTTAACAAGTCTCTTATCGCAAGTAGGGGCATTGACTTAGATAGATTGGTTGTGGTCAATGTTGTCACCATTGAAGACTTTCGTAGTAAGGCATTGAAAGCAGTTGATATCTTTCTCAAGAAACCAGTTGATGAACGCAAACCCTGTATGTTTGTTTTGGATTCTCTTGGTATGTTATCTACTGAGAAAGAAATCACTGATGCTTTGAATGATAAGCAGGTAAGAGACATGACCAAATCACAATTGGTCAAGGGTGCATTCAGGATGCTGACATTGAAGTTGGGTCAGGCAAATATTCCTATGATAGTAACTAATCACACCTATGATGTAATTGGAGCATATGTACCTACAAAAGAAATGGGAGGAGGTAGTGGTCTCAAGTATGCAGCATCTACAATCATTTATCTCAGCAAAAAGAAAGAAAAGGATGGAACAGAAGTCGTTGGCAATCTTATCAAAGCTAAGACTCACAAGTCTCGTTTAAGTAAGGAGAACAAGGATGTTACAGTGCGTTTGTATTACGATGAGCGTGGTCTTGATAGATATTTTGGTCTTCTTGAACTTGGTGAGATTGGCGGACTTTGGAAAAATGTAGCTGGTAGATATGAAATAGATGGGAAGAAAGTTTATGCCAAAGCAATCTTAAAGGATCCAGAAACATATTTCACCCCAGAAGTAATGGAGAAGTTAGATGAAATTGCCAAAACTGAGTTCTCATATGGTAAGGGTCTATGACAATATTTTTCCAGAGGAGATGGGTGATGCCCTAGTTCATACATTTGAAAAAACAAAGCATGGGCAAGAGTATATTAATCATAATCATACACCATGCTTTACTCAATTGAATATGAATGAGCATCATCCTGGTGCAGTCAGACTATTTGTCAACTGGACTAGGATTGCCTATCATGATTATGTGCGTGAAACTGACAACAAACACATTCCAAAGTTTCAACATTTGGAAGAGTTTAGAATAAAGAGGTATCTTACCAACAGAGATGAAAGATTTGATGAACATGTTGATGTTACAGATTATCCCTCTGCAAGGAGAGCACTTGCTTTTTTATTCTATTTGAATGATAATGATGGTGACACTTATTTTCCTGATCATCAACTGATTGTACATCCAAAGGCTGGGAGAGTTTTGGTCTTTCCTCCCACCTGGGAATATCCACACATTGGATATTCACCAAAGACACAAAAGAAATATATCATGAGCACCTATCTACACTATGGACAAAATTGAGTTCCTAATCCTAAAGAACTTACTCAACAATGAAGATTACATGAGAAAGGTGGTGCCTTTTGTCAAGGCAGACTACTTTGAGGATAGTAATCAAAGAGTAGTGTTTGAGGAGATTTTTAGTTTTGTCTCTCAATATAATGAGGTTCCTACAAGAGAAATTATTTCTATTGAGGTAGAGAAGAGAAAAGATCTCAATGAAACCGCTCTTAAAGAAGTTTCTCACTTGATTGGATGTCTTGATGAGACACCTGTTGAGTATGAGTGGTTGTTGAATACCACAGAGAAGTGGTGTAGAGACAGGGCAATCTATCTTGCTTTACTTGAATCCATTGGAATTGCTGATGGTAATAATGAGAAGAAGACACCTGATGCCATCCCATCAATTCTGTCTGATGCTCTTGCTGTAAGTTTTGATAATCATGTTGGACATGATTACTTACTTGATTATGAGGAGAGATATGAGTTATATAATAAGAAAGAAACAAGAACAGAGTTTGATCTTGAGTATTTTAACAAGATTACAAAGGGTGGCTTACCAAACAAAACTCTTAATATTGCTCTTGCTGGCACTGGTGTTGGTAAGTCTTTGTTTATGTGTCATGTCGCAAGCAGTGTGCTACTCCAAGGCAAAAACGTACTATACATCACGCTTGAGATGGCTGAGGAGAAGATTGCTGAAAGAATTGATGCTAATCTTTTGAATGTCAATATACAAGAGATTGCTGATCTACCAAAGGTAATGTTTGAGAATAAGGTGACAAACCTTGCCAAGAAGACACAGGGCACGCTAATTATTAAAGAGTATCCTACAGCATCTGCACATAGTGGACATTTTAAGTCACTTCTTAATGAACTTGCACTTAAGAAGTCATTCAGACCTGATATTATTTTCATCGATTACCTTAATATATGTGCTTCCTCTAGGTATCGCGGAAACTTGTCTGTCAATTCATATTCATATATCAAAGCTATTGCTGAGGAACTTAGAGGATTGGCAGTTGAAGCAAACGTTCCTATTGTTTCTGCCACGCAGACCACTCGTTCTGGTTATGGTAGCAGTGATGT